AGAAGCCATTTACGGTTGATTACACAGGATTTGGGTGGGTAATGATTAAGAATGGAGTATTTGAGAATCTTGAATATCCATGGTTTGCACCAAAGATGCAAGTATTTGAGTCTGGTAATGTGCAAGATATGTGTGGGGAAGATGTTAGTTTCTGTTTAGATGCTAAAGAAGAAGGGTTTGAGATTTGGTGCGATCCTCGTATTAGAGTAGGGCACGAAAAAACTCGCGTTATTTAATAAATAGCAATGAGAAAACTTTCAAACGAAAAAACTCATTGGCCTATTAAATATAGGGCAAGTTCGGAATTATGGGATCTTTCTGCTGAGATCCTTACCGAATTGTCTCGTAGAGATAATGTTAGTTATCGAATACGTGCCACTTCAGAATCAGTAAAAGAAAAACTAATTAATTTAAACTTATGACTGATAATTCATGTAAAGGTTGTAATTCTTCAGATCCTTTTATAGAAGCAGAAAGACAAGTAAGAATAGAAGAAAGAAAAATAGAAGAAGATAAAAAAAGAGAAGAATTACAACAAAACTTTATAAAAAAACAAGAAAAGGAATATAAAGAATGGGAGGAGAAAGAATCTAAAAAAACAGCAGAAATGCGTTATAATTTAGTTAGTAATGGTAAAGTATTAAAAGAAAATCTTACTTCAGAAGAACAAAATCACACTATTACTCAATGGGGAATTGATACTTTCAATAAAAAAGGAAGTATTACCGCAGAAGATATTATGAATCTTGTATTTGAACCTATAATTAAGGAGGAACCTAAAAATTAATGGCACTTTATAGTAGTATTGAAGGAAAAGTTGAATCAACACCAAAAAAATCACGTCAAGGGACAGGTAAACACACAAAATATGCGTCCACCTCTCGGAATCACAAAAAAAAGTTATATCGAGGGCAAGGTAAATAAAAAATAACACTAAAGGAGCAGTAAAATGCTCTTTTTTTATGCATATAACTAATAATATATGAAAAAAATTAAAAACATGACAAATCACGATAAAAAATTCCTTAGGGAAATCTCAAATGATGATTTAACACCTAAAAAACGTGATTTAGGAGTCCAAAAAGAGATTTATGACCCAATTTTAGACATTGAAGGTTGGGATTATGATGATACTGAAGGAGAATCTGTCCCTCTAGCTGAATTTTAGTTAATTATTAGTAATAAATAAAACAGATTCCTAATTTCTTAAATTATAATGCCGGTAGAACGGATAAGTAAAGCTTTTAAAGACATTAGCGCCTCATTTCAGGTCAATCCATTGACCACTGATATTATTGCAATTAAAAATGAGACTGCTATTGCTCGTTCTATTCGTAATTTAGTACATACGCAAAAAGGAGAAAAGTTTTTTAGACCAAATCTTGGTTCTGATGTAACCGCACTCCTTTTTGAAAATGTTGATACTCTTACAGCATCTTCAATTAAGACTGAAATTGAATTATTAATTAAAAATTATGAGCCAAGAGTTAGTCTTAATTTTGTTTCTATAATTCCAAATTATGATTCTGGAGAATTTGAAGCAATTATAAATTATAATATTATTGGAATTGATGTATTGCCTCAACAATTGTCATATGCCTTACAACCAACACGATAATGTCCCTAGTAAATTTTGCTAATTTAGATTTTGACCAAATAAAAGTTTCGATTAAAGATTATCTTAGATCGAATTCAACTTTTACTGATTATGATTTTGAAGGTTCTAATCTATCAACGATTATAGATGTTCTTGCATATAATACGTATATTACTTCATATAATGCCAATATGGTATCAAATGAAGTATTTTTTGATAGTGCAACTTTAAGAGAAAATGTCATTTCTCTTGCAAGGAATATTGGATATGTTCCAAGATCAAGAAAATCTGCAAGAGCAGTAATATCATTTTTTGTTGATACTAGTAATTTTACCAATCAACCAGTAACTTTAACTTTAAAAAAAGGTATTGTATGTAATACAAGTCCATTTGGATCGCAAAGTTATTCATTTACTATACCTGAAGATATTACAGTTTCTGTAGCAAATAATATTGCACAATTTAATAATATTACTGTTTATGAAGGAGTACGTGTTACACAGAATTTTACAATTGATCCATTCAATCCAAAACAAAGATTTATTCTTGAGAATTCTGGTATCGATACAAGTTTAATAAATGTAACTGTAAAACCTAATAATTATTCTACAGTTACAAGAGAATATAAACTCGCAGATAGTTTATTTGATATTAATTCAGAATCGGCAATATATTTTATACAAGAAATTGAAAATGAAAGGTATGAATTAATTTTTGGTGATGGTATATTTGGAATAGAACTTAATGCTCCAAATTATATTATGATAGATTATAATATTTCAAATGGTGAAGATGCTAATAATCTTTCTAAATTTAGTTATGCTGGAACACTAGTTGATCAAAGTAATAGAGTAGTAACTACTGGTATTTCTTTACTTACCACAATTCAAACCTCTCATTCCGGATCAAGTATTGAAGGTGTAGAATCAATTAAAAAATATGCATCTAGAATATATGCATCAAAGAATAGAGCAGTAACTGCAGCAGATTATGAAGCTCTAATTCCTTCCATTTATGCAGAAACTGAATCAGTTTCAGTTTATGGTGGTGAAGATTTAGTTCCACCACAATATGGAAAAGTTTATATTAGCATTAAACCTAATAATGATAGATATCTTTCAAACTTAACTAAAGATAATATTAAGAATGAACTTAAGAAATATACTGTTGCTGGTATTGTTCCAGAAATAGTTGATCTTAAGTATCTTTACGTTGAAGCAGATTCAAAAGTTTATTATAATACTAATTTAGTACCAACACCAGACGTTGCATCTGATGCAATTCTTTCAAATATTACGGCATATTCCGATTCGACAGAATTAAATAAATTTGGAGCAAGATTTAAATATAGTAAATTCTTAACTTTAATTGATAATAGTCATCAAGCAATTACCTCTAATATTACTAATATAACTATTAGGAGAGATTTAAAAGCATCAGTAAATACTTTTGCTGATTATGAAATTTGTTATGGTAATAGATTCCATATTCGTAGTATGAGTGGATATAATATTAAATCATCCGGATTTACTGTAAGTGGAATTGGTGGTATTGTTTATCTTTCTGATCTTCCAAATTCAGATGGTAAATCTGGATCTATTAATCTCTTTAGATTATCTTCCCCGACTCAACCAGAAATTGTAAAAAGAAATGTTGGAGAAATTGATTATATAAAAGGTGAAATCAAATTATATCCTATCAATATAATTTCAACAGTTATTGAAAGGGGAGTTCCTCTTATTGAAATATCAACTATGCCTTATTCTAATGATGTTATTGGACCGCAGGACTTATTTTTACAACTAGATATGAATAACTTTACTATTCTAATGCTTCAAGATGGAATTTCATCTGGAGCAAATACTGCGGGAACAAATTATCATGTATCATCAAGCTATTCAAACGGAACTTTAATTAGATAAGATATGTCAGATACTAGGGTTAAGATACAATCTATCGTTGAAAATCAATTTCCGTCTTATATTATTGATGAAGATCCACTTCTTGTGGATTTTATAAAACAATATTATCTTTCTCAAGAATATCAAGGTTCAGGATCTGATATAATCCAGAATATTGATAAGTATATTAAATTAGATAAGATTTTTGATAAATTTGATTCTACTATATTATTAGAAAATATTGGTTATAATGATACAACAATATCTGTAAAGAATCCTACATTTACTGATGGATTTCCGGATAGATATGGTCTTATTAAGATTGATGATGAGATAATTACATATACAAGTAAGACAAAAACATCATTTTTGGGATGTGTAAGAGGTTTTAGTGGTGTAACTTCATATTCAACACCAAATAAACCAGAAGAACTTATTTTTTCTACTTCTGAAATTAAGAAACATTCAGAAAATGCCGTTGTTTATAATTTAAGTGGATTATTCTTAAATAAATTTTTAGAAAAGATTAAAGAACAATTTATACCAGGACTTTCTGGTAGAGAATACTCATTAACTCCCGAATTAAATCAAAATCTTTTTATTAAACAATCAAAAGATTTCTATAATTCAAAGGGAACTGATGAATCATTTAAGATTCTTTTTAAAGCTTTATATGCTCAAGAAGTTGATGTTATTAAGCCAAGGGATTATCTTTTTAGACCCTCAGATGCTGGATGGAGAAGAACTAAAGATTTGGTTGTTGAATCAATTTCAGGAGATCCATTAGATCTTTTAAATAATACGTTATATCAAAATGCCTATCCGGATTATGAAATTACAAATTCTTATGCATCTATTACTGATGTAGAAAGAATTTGGATAAATGGAAAGGAATATTTTAAATTAAGTTTTGATGCAGATTATAATAAAGATCTTATTTTAGATGGAACGATTTATGGAGATTTTTCTGTTCATCCAAAAACATTATTAATAACTACAGTTGGTACAGGAGCCACTACTCTTGATGTGGATTCTACTGTTGGATTTCCCACTACTGGAGAATTATTTCTAAATTATTCTGCTGGAACTACTGGAATAGTAACTTATACATCAAAGTCAGTAACACAATTCTTTGGAGTAATTGATGGTGTAGAAAGTGGAATTGGTACAGCATCAGAAATTAGATTAAATGTCGATGCTTATGGTTATTCTGGTATCGATACTTCTAATCCAATTACAGTTAGAATTGGATCAGTTCTTGATGATGTTGTAATACCAGATAAAACATATCTATTTTCTAAAAATGATACCGCAAAAATCAAAACATTAGGAATATCTTCATGTACGAATAGAAGAGATAATTGGATTGATAATGTTGCTAATACTTATAAGCTGGAATCATTTATTCTTCAAGATATTTCAAATTATACGTATGATGTAACAACTTTTGATATTCATAATTTTAGAGTTGGTGATCCATTAACTGTTATTGATACTGGATTAGTTGAGAAGGATTCTATAGTTACTGATGTATTAAGTAGGTATAGTTTTTCCATTAGGGGTCAAGGTCAATTAATTCCCGAAATTACTTATACAGTTAAGAGAAGAATTTTAAAGGTAGATTCAAAAAAATATCCTTATTTGTTGAAAAGGAATGCTAATGTACAAAATACATATACAAATTATAATGATGAACTTTTAATTGCATCCCCATCTCTTCCATATTATCATAATCAAGTTCTTGATCCTTATAATAAAAGATGTGTAATTAATGGTAGTTTTAGTGGCGAAGTTCTAAAAATAACTTCTGGGGATCAGGATCATGGGTTTTATACTGGGGATCAAATTTATTATAAACCATCCGTAACTTATATTGTATACAGTTCTGAATTTATTGTACCGCAATATAATAAATTTCCTGAAATGGAAGAAGGAGCTTATTATGTTAGGAGAATAGATGCGAATAGTATAAATGTTGCAAAGAGTTTATCAGAGATTTCAACGGGAGATTATGTTTCAGTATCAGGAATAGTAACTGATAATGTTATTGAAAGTTATAAATTTGCTAATAAAAATTTAGAAGCGCAAAATATTATTAGAGAAATAAAAGATCCAATTAATAAAAGTGGTAATTATGTGACAGATCCTGGTTTCACTGGAATTTTGGTAAATGGTGTAGAGATTTTAAATTATAAATCATCTGATACTGTATTTTATGGAGGAATTAAAAATATTGATGTAACGGGGGAAGGATCTAATTATGATATAATAAATCCACCAATCCTTAATGTTGTAGATTCAGTAGGAACTGGTGCAACTGGTATATGTGCAGTAAATGGTTCTTTAGAAAGGATTGAAATTCTTGATCCTGGATTCGATTATTTGAATAAGCCATTTGTTACTATTACTGGTGGAAATGGTAAAGATGCTTCCGTACAAGTAAATATGAGTACGGTAGATCATTATGCTGATTTTAATTCAGAACATGCATCTGAAAATGCTGATATAAGTATTGGAATTATATGCATTGGTAGTACTAGTACAATTGGATTCTCTACTTATCATAAGTTTAGGGATTATGAAAAAGTTGTATACGTAACAGATAAGCAAAAGGGATTAACTGGACTTACTACGGACGCATTTTATTATGTTTCTGTTTTAGATGGTAATAATATCAATCTTCACACTAAAGAAAGTGATGCTATATCTGGAATAAACACAATTTTTATTACTAATTATGGTGAAGGTATACAAAGATTTAAAGCATCAGAGAAGAAAGATGTAGTTACTGATATTATTGTTAATAATAGTGGTAGTAATTATCAAAATAAGAAAAGAACTTGCACTAAAGCAGGGATTAATACTGCTCTTGATATAATTAATATACCTTCACATGGATATGAAACTGGAGAAAAACTTGAATATTCCACAACTGGTCTTATAATTAGTGGTCTTAATACAACTTCACAATATCTTGTTAAAAAGATAAATCAAGATTCATTTAAACTTGCTCCTGTTGGACTTGGTTCTACTTCACAATCAAGGTATCTCGATAGCGAACAGTATATTGATTTAAGATCTATTGGTAGCGAAATACATTCTTTTAATTATCCGCCAATTTCAGTTACGATTACTGGAAATATTGGAGTATCAACTTTAACGGGACAAGATTTTTCTGCACAATTGCAACCAATTTTTAGGGGATATATTGATTCTTTTCATTTAGTTGGAGGGGGAACATCATATGGATCTCCGGACATTATTAATTATGATAGACAACCACTTTTTGAATTTAATAGTGGATCGGGAGCAGAATCAATTGTTATTGTTAATGAAGGACAAATTCAAGAAGTTTTGATTACAAGGCCCGGATCTGGTTATAATAGCCCACCAGATCTTACAATTAATGGAACTGGAAAACATGCAAAACTTGCTTCTATTGTTGAAAATGGTGAACTTAAAGAAATAAGAGTATTGAGTGGGGGTGTTGGATATAGTGTAGCAGGAGATCCCACAACTATTACTATTACACCTGCTGGAAAAGCTGCACTTTTAAAAGCAAATATACAGCAATGGACAGTAAATCTGTTCCACAAATATTTTAACATTATAGAAGATGATGATGGAATTGTAACATTACCTAAGAAAGATGGTGAGGGGTTACAATATAGCCATTTATATGCACCAAGAAAACTTAGACAGTCAGTGTATGTAAAAATTCAAGGTGGAAAGAAATTAAAACTTGATGAATTAATACAATATGGAGTTGAGGATTTAAGGTTAGAAAATAATGAAGAAGCTGTTTCAGAATACCATTCACCAATAATTGGGTGGGCCTATGATGGAAATCCAATTTATGGACCAACTGGATACTCCACTCCAGAAGGTGGTAGTGCTAAGATAATGGAATCTGGATATAAATCTGTTACAAAGACAGGTCGTCCTAATCTTGCATATTTTCCTCAAGGATTTTTTAATGAAGATTATGAATTTAAAGGTACTGGTGATCTTGATGAACATAATGGAAGATTTGGTATAACTCCAGAGTATCCAAATGGAATTTATGCATATTTTGCTACTATTAATCCAGGAAATAATGATGGAGGTGGTCCATTTAAAGGATATAGAAGACCTGCTTATCCTTATATCATCGGACCATCTTATTATTCTCAATTAAATAAATTTAATACAACTTCCGAATCAAATCAAGATGATTATAATTTAAATGACTCCGGGTGGTTTAGGAATACTTTAAGTTATAAACTAAAAGGTAGTAATAGTTCATATGATTATGTGTTTAATCCGGATAAAATTAGAGATCAAGTAGTAAATGTAGATTATGCATCATTTGGAAATATCCAATCTATTGGTATTGTAACTGGTGGATCTAATTACAATGTAAATGATAGAATTAAATTTAATAATGATGGATCTGGTGGAGGAAATGCATCTGCTAAAGTTGGGCAAGTTTATGGTAAAAATGTTAATACAGTAAGTACTGCTACAACTTCTTTTTCATTAGTAGAGTTCTCTCCACTCGATTCGATTGGAGAGATCATAGGATTTACAACATCTCCACATGGGTTAAAAAATCTAGATATAATCAGTGTTTCTGGACTGAGTAGTTATTCTGCTGATATCAAAGGTTTTTATACACTTGGTGTAAGAACAGATAATTTTATTACAACTCTTGGAATTCAAACAGTAGGATTTACTGGTTTAACAACTTACTTCTATACTGCTGGACTATTAAAGTTCCCATACATTAGGGAAAATGATATTCTTGGTATTGGTGTGACAGCTGGTATTGGGACTCAAGAAAAAGTTAAAGTTCTTAATGTAGAACCTAATGTGGGTAGAATTAGAGTTTTGAGGGAATATGATTCAACTGTAAGTACTGCGTATAGCGCATCTTCAATACTCTTTGAAGATCCACGGAAATTTAGAATCAATACTGGATTTAGAACTAACTATAGTTTCTCTTTGAATAGAGAAATTTATTTTGAACCAAGCGAATCCGTAGGTCTTGGAACATCAGCAATTCTTGGAGTTGGATCAACTATAACGTTTGCTCTTTCTGGTATAGGGGTGTCTCAGATTTTTATTCCCTATCAAACAATTTATCTTCCTAATCATGGTTTAAAAACTGGGGAGAAAATTACTTATTCATCTCATGGTGGAAGTGAAATTGTTTCTTATAATGGAATAAGCACATTTAGATTACCTCAAACCCAAGATTTATATGTTGCTAATAGGGGAACAGATTTTATTGGAGTTGCTACAGTTAGAGTTGGATTGGGGACTACAGGATCTTTTGTTGGTGTCGGAACAACAACTACTCAAACTATTTTATTTTTTGATGCTATAGGTTCTGGTAGTTATCATAGCTTTAAAACGAAAAGAACATCAATAACTGGTGAAATTGCTAAAAATATTGTTACTGTATCTACTGCTTCTACTCATGGATTATTAGAAGGGGATGAAATTGAATTTACATCGTTGCCAAAAAATGAACAAACGGTAGTTGTAAAGTATAATGATGTCAATAGGAGAGCAATATTTAATCCACTGACATTTACTGCTAGTGATATTAATACCACTGATGATACGATCTATATCTTAAATCATGGATTGGAGCATGGAAGTAAAGTAATTTATACTGCATCTATTCTATCTGGTGGATTAGTAAGTGAGGAGATGTATTATATTCTTCCATATACTAAAGATAAGATTAGACTTTGTAGAACAAAGCATGATTTGAATTTACAAATTCCAAAATATATTAATATTACTAGTGCATATGCTGGTACGTTATCTCAAATTAATCCAGAGATTAGTACTTATAGAAATAGAACTATTACATTTGATTTATCAGATACTTCATTAGCATCTTTAAATGGGGCTACTTTATATTCGGCTTTTACTCTTAATTTCTATAAAGATCCAGAGTTTAAATATAAATTTGATTCTACTATAACTTCTGATGATTTTGAATTTGTTAGTAGTGGCAAACCTGGTATTGATTTAGATGCTAAGGTTTCTTTATTATTAAATAAGTATTTTTCTAAGCAATTATATTATAAATTAGATAATACAAATATAGATTTTATTAGTGATATTAAAAAGGAAATAGTAATTGATAATGATGTATTTAATTATAATCAAGTTAATTTAATACCTAGTAAATATTCTGGATTCCATACATTAACTGGAATTGGCACAACTTCCTTTACTTTTAATTTAGAAGAATATCCAGAAGTTAATTCTTACACCACTGATAATGGAGATAGTTCTAAAGATACCTCAAATCTTTATTATACAACTCATTCTACTAATG